CAAGGCTCTATTAGGGAGGGTCTCGACCAAGATAAAATTTAAGCCACCCGCTTCATTATAGCTGTAATTCCACGATATTTGCTTTGGAGTCAATGCCACTTTTTTCAGCTTAGTACATTTCAATTCAACAAAAACGCTGACGGGATAACCATCTTTACCACGAAAAACTCCATGTAAATCTGGTATCCCAGGCGAACTGAAAGACTCTATTCTAGTCCAATGTACCTTCGGAGTGATCTCCTTCAGTTTTTTCCAAAATCTAGTCTCTGGTTTTGTTGTCATATGGCACATTATCTTCGTTTGCAATGATGCTTTTTGAGAGTATCTTGCCAAAAACATTAAACCAAAAATGCTTAAACACAGGTGACTTAGCTGCGTGCATAGCTTTCAATGCTCTCTGTTGACGTTCAATACTCAATGTTATTTCTTTGTCCATAACATATCTCCTTTCTTTATGCTCATTCCAATATAGTACGGTATCATTGGAACTAAACTGTTACCTAGACATTTAAGTCTGTCCACCCTTTTGGATACCCCATGAGCCACTCGACCCACGTTGGGTTCAGACTGCCACCACTGTGACCAGCCAATCTGCCCTTCTTCTTGGCTTTCTCGTAGTTCACATTGGGACCTGCGTCCCTCCAATCTCTCGCTGTCGGTGTTGGAAACTTTTGAACTGCGTGCCTCAGAGCGAACTGTAAATTTATCCCCTGCTCTTTCTTTTGCTTCGCTCTTTTCTCCCATGTTTCTAATGTTTCGCTTTGATTCATCAAATGATCTGTGTGTTGTGGTGTTGGCCACATGGCTACCTTCTCTTCCAGTTTGCCTCTCTGTGTCCCTCTGTTCTGTATACTCTCTGTCTTCTCTGCCATAGCTGCTGACGCTCTCGGTGTTGGCCACATCAGATTCGGATGTCTGACTTGATCGTTCAAACTGATAGGCATACCCTTCTCCAGCTTCATCTTCATCCTGGCTTCCGAACAAGGTCCCCTCATACTGTGTGCATCCGGAGTGCGCCAATATCCAGACCCTCTCTCTTTGGTGGTTTGCACCGATGCTCGAAGCTGAAATACTAAACGCTCTTGCGGAGTAACCTTCACTCTCCAAGTTCTCAAGTACGGTGTCGAGACCGAGTTTAATGTGTCCACTAACATTTTCTCCAATAACCCAAGTCGGCCTGAGTTCTTTGACAAGTCTAAACATTTCTGGCCAGACGTGTCTCGGATCTTGCTCACCTTTTTGACGTCCAGCGATGCTGAATGGTTGACAGGGATATCCTCCTGTGATGATGTCGATTTTAGTATGTCCATTTGCTGATAATCTTTCACTATTTAACTCCTTTACATCGTCATAGATTGTAACCCACGGCCAATGTTTACGTAAAACTTTTTGACAGTATGGGTCAAAATCACAAAACGCTACAGTCTCAAAATAACCTGTAGCTTCTAATCCTAAACTAAATCCACCTATACCTGAAAATAAATCTAAATGATTAAGCTTGTTCATCAGGTATGAAGATAGGACTGTGACCACCTTTGGCAGCTAACTCAGATTCTATGTAATCAAGTTTGGGATCTTTTCTAACTTTATGACCTTCATATAATTTATCCATAATTTGATTTGGAGTTAACATCTCGTGTGTTCTGTCTGAAAATACAACAACATAAACATGTGTTTCACTTGTCTTTGTCATCACTTTCCATCTTTTAAATCGGTGTATGGCTTTTCCATATGCTTTTGATATGTACTCTTCCATTTTATGTTTGCCTAGTAATCTTTCTTCTCCACCTTGTAACTCTGTTTTCCAGATAGGTTGTTCATGAATACCAGTTCCAGGATTTATTGCACCCTCATCTATTTGCTGTAAGCCTACGATAATTTTGCTCATGATCTATTTTTTTCTTACCTCCTTTCTTCGTTTCATCAATTAGTTTGTGTTTAATTTTAGGTAAGAGGATTCTCACCATTGGATCTTTCATATTGTTACGACCAAACAATGACATGTCTAAATAATTACACATAATATCAAACTCTGTTTTGTCTAACTCAATCTTTACATAAGTTCTTGGCATTCTATATTCTCCTTATGGGCTATAATTTATCCCATAAAAATAGAAAATGCAATACTATTCTTCAGGTTGGATTTCTATTACGTCTGTGTTAATGCTGAATTGTTTTTCGATTTCTCGTAGTTTTTCTTCTACTTCTACCTTAGATAACTGATCAATAGATCCTGTCAGTATTTCTTTTCTATCAATATAGAGTCCTGCCGCCTGGCCTCTGGACTTTTCAGCGGCTACAGCTGCTGCCCAATTACCTGCTTCTTCAGCACCCCTTGATAAATCATCTAATCTTTTAATGTGTCTTGAATAACTAACCTTGTATTTTTCTTGCCATTCTCTACGTAATCTTTCTATCTCCTCTACAACGAGAGGAAACATTTTAGGGTTTTGTAGATTTGCTGCTGCCTGTTGTGCTGACGCTTCAGAAAAACCTGCTTCAATAGCACAGTCTTTTGCTGACATACGATCGCCTTTAGATACGATTAGTGTGGCAAACTTTATCTGTTTGGTTGTTAGCTTTCTTACGTTTCCCATATCAAAACAATATATAGTTGTTTTATATATACATTATTATTATTATTTATCACTATTTTTTTTGCAAGACATGTATAGTAAAAGTTACCAAGTAACCTATAAGTTACCTATAAGTTACCTATAAAATACAGTAAAATCAACTACTTATTGTAAAAGTAACCTCAGTAACCTCATATTAAGAAAAAAATTGAAAAAGAAAAATAAAAATATATTCTATACAACTATATGCCGATTTCACGAGCACAGATGCCAAAGCAATTAACTGGTGGTAAACGTAAAAAGAAATTGAAACGCCAGGCCGCTATTGCTATAAATATGAAAAAACTTGGTAAAAAACCGAAAGGAAAATAATCATGACAAACTTCAAAAAACCTGTCTTAGATAGTAAGGGCAAACCAGTAAAAAACTTGTTTCAAAAAGATAACAAACTTGAAAAGTTAAGAGAATCTTTAAATAACATGAGAGGAGTTCAAGTAGCTGAGGGTGTTGGCGCAACAGGATTAAGAAACATCGCAAAAAAAATTGGTAACGTAATACCATTAGTTGGTACATTTAAACCAAAAACTAAAAAAAATTAGTGAAAATACCTAAACTTCCTGAATATGTTGAAATGGGACCGTTTAAAGTCCATTTAAAGCTCGTGAGCCACGAGTTAGCATACGAGGTGAGTGAACAGCAAGGTTCTTTTCATTCTAAACCACCCATGACTATTGTCTTAGATGAAAACATCATGGCCATGGAAAACGAATCAACAATGAATGTCCTGATTCATGAACTGTTTCACTTGTGCTACTATCAATACGAACTAGAAAAAATTACAGAAGAAGAAAATATTGTTAATGCTTACGCAAACTTTACTACTGAACTACTTACCAGGAGCAATATCAAAGACTACCTCATTCATTTAATGACAAAGAAACTCAACTGATGCTACTTAAATACTTTTTGGTAGGTGTCTTTTGTGTAACACAACCGACAGCGGACTGTGTCCGGGTTGCGGGGTCCGTGCCTTACGACACATTACAATCGTGCACATTAGCCTCGAACAATTTCGAAACACTCATGCAACAAAAAGATCCGACATTTCAAATGAGTATGACGTGTGTGTCAGCTTATCCTATACCTGAGGACCAGGCTTCTATTTAGGACGTAAATCTTCGATATATTCTTTAGCGATCTTAAAAACATCATCAATCAATACAGGTATATGACCGATATCAATTTCGCAGGGACGACCTTCTTTATCTTTTACGTCTTCTATCTCTATCTTCGTTAGACTAATATAAAGCTTACCGTTTTGGTATGTTAATCTCATTTTTCTTTTTCTCTTTTTCTAACTCTTCGTTCAGCTCACCATTGATCTTACGGTGAAATTCATTTAACTCTTTCTGATCTCGTAGCTGTTCTCTGAGCACTTTGATCTGTTCTTTTAATTCGTCTATCTCACTCATTTTTTATACCTATCCTTAAATTTATCTTTGTTAATTTCATACTGCCGTGTTCCAATAACCCACAACAAGAATATTACAAAACAGAGTTGCAAGATAACAACTCCAAATAACACGTATACTAATATGTTCATAGATACCTCATCTCTATCTCTGCTTCAGTTTCAATCACCACACGAGCGCCACAGTTTAGCAAAGGCTTATCGTTACCACCATAACGAACTCGAGACGGTCCATTAATCACCACTTCATGACAATACGTATTTTTGCGACCTTCTTTGACCGTGATCACAGGTTCATTCTCATTGTTCTTTTTGTTACTGCGAATCTTATGCTGGTTCACATGGATGTATTTTTTCACTTACGTCTCCTGTTCTTGTATCGTGAAGAGCGTCTCTTTCTTTTCTTCGACCCAAGCTTGCGTCTACCTTTATGAAAGCCTGCTCTTCCTGTGTGTGCCATTACTTATCGATACCTTTACCAACATCTGTTCCAAGAGCCTTGGCTCGTAGGTGTATATTAAATGCCATGGATCTACGCTCTCCTTCACTTCGAAACGGATAGACCTGGTGAGACAACCAACTCGGAAAGATATACAAGTCACCGATCTGTGGTTTAATCATCCAGTTATGCTTACTAAATGTATTTGGCACACTCCCTAAAAATTCTAAACAACCCACACTCGGATAATGATCTTCTCTTCGATATTCTTCTTCGTAGCCTGGCGGAACTTTTAAAAAGAATACACCTGATAGCTGCGAGTCATGAATATGCATAGGATTAAAGTCACCTGCATACTGACTCACTACCCAAGATGTATAGGTCATGTTCGTATTTTCAGGTTTAAATTGATCCGCAACAGTCTTCATGATATACTCCGTCACTAATTTATTAATAACCGTCTCCAACGACTTCACTTCACCCAAAGACAAAGCGACTTCTTTCTTTACGTTTCCTGCTAAATTAGAACTATAATCTAAATCATTTGACTTCTGGTCATCTCCTAAGATAGAATCTGCCTTTTCATTTACTAAATCGACTATATTCTGCGGGATCGAACTACGCATGATCCGTGGTCCGAAGGGCGTGAATAAGTCATAACTAATCTGTTTGTCCATACTTTCTCCTTAAAACTTTATATAATATTTTTCACCGTTTTTCTGCATCGTCAAATACTGATTTAATTTCGCACGATAGATATCAAGCTGCGTAGAATCCTTAAAATCATTAGAACGAGAATTACGCACTGCTTTTTCTTTGCGCTCAATCATCGATCGTATTCGACTAATATACTTATCTAACGGAAAAACTTTCATAGGTGCCCGTCTCTCCGAGCTGTCACACCACTTCCTATCTTTATCAGGTAAGGATCAAAGATACCGAGCAAGAAAGGATTGCGAAGATAATGTGCATTGGTACCTTTGTGTTTCATTCTAGGTGTCAGATGAACCCCCTTCGCTGTGGGGATTGGGTCTAAGGACTTGTTCTTTCACAGTGACGTCCTTAATCTTGTAGTCTGTAAACGGAGGGATGGGCGAGTAGTCTGGAGACCCAGGAGGAAATGCTAGTAAAGTATCCCAGTCCCTCTCATTTACTTTCTTTTGCACTTCAGCAATGGCCTCCTCTTGCGTATCATGCAAAACTTCATAGAAGATAGTTTCCGTTTTACGGACTCCCACTTCAAATCTTTTTGGAAAATTACTTATTGGAACAATATTATCAAAAGTTTGTTCATTATTTTGCTGTTTTAAGACCCGTACAGCCTCTTGTAGAGTATGGTCTGCATGATCGGTCGTAACATATTTTAGTAAAATGTCGATTGCTTCTTTGTTAGTCATTTCTTTTTTCTCCTTAATATATACACAGTCACACCACAAACACGTCATTCCTGTATGCTCAGGGCAAAGACATTGTGGACATAACTCATGTGTCAATGTTTCGTCTTTCGCACTCCTGCATACAAAGCCATTCAATAACTTTACCGACTGATCGAAAATCATCGGCTCCTAATTTTTTTAACAATCGCCAGATGTTGATCGAGACAGCGACTGATTTATATTTACTCGAGTTCATTTATCTTTCTCCTAAAATAGTACGGTAAATACAGCTATAGCGATAAGTATTTGTTTCCAGAATATTGCTAGAAACACCAGCACTATAAATATATTTAACCAATGTATCCCCATATTTTACCTAACTATATGGGACTTGTCAATGATAAGTAACAATTTCGTCCTCTTCAGCTTCAAAAACAATAGTTTTTTCAATGAAAAATTCAGTGCCACAATTAGGACAAGAGTATACTTGTTTACCCTCTTCTTCTTTTTTTTCATCTACTGGCACTATAACTTCTTTACAGCTATAGCACTCAGCATCTAAAATTTTTAATTTTTTATCGTTCCCCATGATGCTCCTACCTTTGGATCTACCTTACTTGGTACCTCTAATTCAATACAGTTTTCCATAATCTCTTTGATCATCTTAATCTCTTTTTCATCTTTACAAGAACAATTTAATTCATCATGCACTTGAATATGTGGTGTGATACCTGCCTTGTATACTTCTATCATTGCTTTCTTTGTTTGATCAGCTGCACTACCCTGGATAAGTTTGTTTAGTGCTTTGTATATAAATGCTCTTTTAAGATTAGATCCATACTTACGCATTGCTTCATCTCTTGGTAATGCTTTGTGTACACCCCACTTGGTAGGTTCCCACAAATCAAAATGACAGATACGACCTAAAATAGTTCTGACCTGGCCATTATCATTTGCTGACTTACTGGCAAGACCCATGAGTTGTTTTACAAAAGGCACACGACTATGATACTTTTCAAATAATTCTTTCGTATCATCTTCACCTAAACCTAATTCACTTCCTAATTTCTTTTGACCCATACCATAGAACAGTCCGAGGTTCATGGTCTTGGCAACCTTACGCTCGATCCCTGCCATCTCTGCTGCTATCTGATGAAAGTCTGTATCATTATTATCACGATAAGAATCAACAAACTCATCAGCACCTTCTAATCCACCATGAGTTAGAGCTGCGAAGTGCACGACCAATCTAGGTTCTTGTTGTGAATAATCAAAGCTACCCCACTTCGATCCTTCTTCTGGTATAAATAAAGATCTAATCATCGGTCCAATCTTTTCATTTCGTGCTGGTATCTGTTGTAAGTTTGGATTGGACATACTCAATCTACCTGTAATCGTACCACCCTGATCAGATTTCAATTGATTAATCTCACCATGGATACGACCATTGTGTTCATGCTTGAGTAACGAGTCAATAAACGTAGACCTGGCTTTGAACAATTCCCTTGATTCTACTATCTTTTTTGACAACGGATCTTGTAGTGTTGCTAGAAAATTTTTATCAAAACTAGGTAATCCTGTAGGTGTTTTGTTGTAGGCAATACCTTTTTTATCAAATGCTTTGGCAACAGAGCTAGGTGCAAATACCTCGACCTCAAAGCCTACATCCTTTTTAATTTCACTTAATAACTTTTTCTCTTGTGTAATAATTTGTTTCTTGAGACTTTCTGCTTTATCTAAATTTATTCGGACACCTTTCCATTTCATCTCAACTAGAACAGGTAATAATTCTGATTCTAAATAAAATATACTGTGCAACTCTTGTCTATTCATTTCTACTTTGAGTGCTTGCCATAGTCTTAGTGTAAGATCTGCATCTTGCTCTGCGTAAGGTCCAACATATTGATATGGTAATTTGTACATCTCTGCCTTGGCATCAATCTGCCAGGCTTGTGCAGCTTCGTATAATAAACTCTCGTCTTTCTTTTCTTGTATGTAATCTCTAGCAACTGCATTTAAATTATACTGGCCAGGCATTCTGTTCTCATCAATCAATGCCGCAGCTATCATCGTATCAATAATCCTACCTTTGACATTGATACCCCATCGTTTCAGCCAACCTAAGTCATAACTAGCATTGTGAAATATCTTATCGACATCGTTTTCAAAATATTTTTTTAGATGATTACGCACCGCATCTTCATCAAAGTTACCACCACCCTCGTGTCGTAAAGGATAATAACCTTTGAATCCATCAACAGCGATTGCAATACCAACGACATGACCTTTGCCTGTTGCCCAACCAGGTCCGGTGTCCTTGATCCCTGGGTCGTAGGTCTCTAAGTCGATCGCTATCTCCTTGGCTTGTGATAAATCAGGTAAGCCTTGTGGAGCGTTCCACTCTTTCGGTGGTTCAAATAAGGGTCTCTGGGTCGACATATTCTATTTCTACATCCATTTCTTTTTGTTTTTGATTTAAAATTCTATTTATTTTTATTCCTTTTTGCTTGCCTGTTTTGCGAATTGACTCAGTTTTTGCATCTATAAGTTTACATCTTCCCTTTTTATCTACAATCACTAAATCAAAAGGACAATGAGGACACATAGACATTGCAACCCAATATCCTTTTCTGATATACTTAGAGGCTATGTGTAATTCACCCATTACACCTTTAGCACTTTTCGATCTAGTCATAAAACATCTCTCTAAACTCCCTATCCGTATCGGATCTTACTAAGTGTAAGTTCTTTTTTGTTCTTGTCATACCCACATAAAAAACTCTTCTCTCGTTATCAGGATCTTGACCATAAGCTTCATCTGCTTTTCTAGGTAGATCTGCTAGTAAAGCGACATTGTCAGCTTCACCACCTTTGGCACCATGAATGGTAGATAAATTAATACGAGGATCTTCGTTTAGTTTTTCTTTTCTTCTCAATAGAGAAACAATGTAAGTAACTTCATGTGCTGGCATACGATCGAGAGCGTGATGCCATATCCTATGACTCGGTATCAATAAACCATGATACACAGTCAAATCTTCATAGGTATATAACTTGTCAGGGTCAGCATGAATTAAACCTTTATGTCCATATGCTACACCTTTTCTTACTGTCATGTAATGATACATCGTGCGAACATCATCTAACGGAACAGCCTTTTTATTTTTGGCTATGTTAGTCCATGTCATGATAGCCTTGAGTCTTTTCTTACTAACAGAAGGCTGACCATACATAGAAAAGTAAAACCCTCTTGTCTTCATCTCATCGGCTACTTGTTCTAAAGTATAGTTATCTCTAGTCATAACTAGCCACTGTCCTTTGTCCCTTTGCATCTGTTCATAAACAGACATTCGTGTTACATGATGTTTGACGGTGCCGTGATTAATCCCTTCAGCGTCAGGGATTAGACCGTATCGAGTTGGCCTGGTTTTTGGTACCCATACCTTTGGTATTCTGTTTTCTACCTTATTAATTATTTTAGTAGCTATCTTATGTACAGCTGCAGGAACTCTATGTGATTTATCTAATATAAATCTTTCACCTGGTAAACTAATCAAGTCATTAGGATTAGCTCCAGCCCACTTAAATATAGATTGATCATCATCACCTGCTATGTATATTTCACCAGCTTTGTCCATGATTTTTTTGACCATCTTCCATTGAATAGGTAGCAAGTCTTGTGCTTCATCAATGATTAAAACATCTAGCTTTGGCACTATCTCTTCTTTTGTTGAATTACTAAATTCAATAATCATGTCTGTAAAATCATACAGCTTACGAGTTTTCTTATACTCTTTGATACCATCAGCAATGTATTTTATTTTTAACCAACCACCTTCCATAGGTGGCATCTCATGAAACTGTTCTTTTAAACTAATGTTTCTCACTCTTGCCATATCAATAACTTTTGCAAACACATCATCTTGTAATTGAAAGCCTGTGCTATCCATCTTACGATTAGTGTTAGATAGTTTGATACCAAGTAGTCCTGACAATTCTTTATAGTGATTGTCTTTCATGACATCATCTTTTGTTAAACCTAATTGTTTAAATGCTAGACTGTGTAAAGTCCTGAAGTACATAAAATCTTTTTTATCTAAGAAAGAAAACTTAGACATAGCCCTGGTCCGTGCTTCATTAGCAGCTTTGACTGTATACGCAAAGTATCCAATACGATTCGCTTTGATACCTGCCTCTAACTGTTCTTCTACTTTCCGTAACAAATATTCTGTTTTACCTGTGCCTGGTGGTCCTAAGATTATTTTTGTTTTCATTAAAACGGCACCTTTGGTTGTAGGTCAGGTAAAGGTAAATCTGACTGATCAGCACTTGTTAGTCTAGGCACATACCATAAATGATAAACCTTACCTCTTATTTTCTTTTTAGTAGAGTCACCGTTTAGTTCCCTTATCCTTGCACACATCTGTGTCGAACTAAAGTTAGTAAATCTTTTCTTTGTTAAATAGTTTTCTAGTGATGATAATCTAAAATAGGTTACCTCTTCTTCTTCAGGTGACCAAGCTTTGTCAATCAATATCTCATCGATAGTCATTGCTTCACCTTGATCCGATAAGAAGGACTCAAGATAATTATCAAATCGACCTACCTTTGTTACCTCTTCAGGCATTTCAATAACTTCTACCAACGCTAATAGTGCTTGTATTCTTGCATCCCAGTCCTTTGCTGACATTTTGTTTGGTAAAATATTTAGTGCATTCATACATGCTTTTCTAAACTTAGACTGATCAAAGAATTCATCAGTGCTAATACATAGTCTTCTGCCATCTACATTTAAGAACCATACAGACTCATCAGATTCATATTTTGTAAGATCTGTTACATCATGATCATAGTCATTACCGATACCAAACTTACGAGTCCTACAGAGCTGTGAGTTACAAACAGAACACATAGGCTGATCTTTACATTTGTATTGATACTCTTTCTTTTCATGTTGGTTGACAGTCTTGAGCACTTGTTTAGAAGGTAGTATTGGATCCATGTATTGATGATTAAATTCATCTATCTTGTCTTGCCATTGATCTGGCCATTTCTTTTTGGCGTAGACTGCGTATTGATATAAAGTATTATCCCTTCCCCCCTCTGGTATTTTCTCATTCATTAAATGTTCTAGACAGGGGGGACCGTCAAACAAACTATCTTTCTTTTTTGTTGTAGATAACTCTTTTAGTTCTGTCTCTGTCAGGGCAAGTTTATTGTGAAGAGTAAAAAATTCTGTTAAACTGTAAGGTTTGCCATTGTTATCAATAGCATATCTATTGTTTGTTTCTTTATGTGCACCAAAGTAAGGTAAGTTTAGAAAGTTACCTGTGTCCCCTCTGTCAGCACGAATCTCTATTTGTTTTGGAAATATTTCACAATTAGCAAAACCTAAAAAAGCTGCAAAATCTGCTAGTTTATCACGCATTAATAATGCTGTGACAGGTTCTTTTGTAAATATAAATATGTGAGCGCCTCCTGATTTTGATCTACAAACAATCAAAGGCAAATTCTTTTTGTTAATCTTTTGTACTAATTCTTTTAAATTGAGAGGATACATGTCGACATCAATACAACCCCAATAACACTTAGAGTCGTCCATGATTGGTATGATGCCAAGGCTAGGATCTTTACCATCAAGATGATCCTGCCACATTTGATCAGTAATCTGACCTTTTGTTATGTAAGCTTTACCACCTTGCTTACCATTTTCTTTCTGTTCACCGACACGATATTGTCCGTAGGCTCTATCCAAGCCACGAAAAATATTCTTAAATGTACCGATATCGTATTCTAGCATTTCCTACCTTTATAAACTGGGGGTGGCCTATAACCCAGCACCACCCCCAAGTTGAACTAGAATGGTGTTTGTGTAGTTCCAGGGGAATCTTGTTCCTGCTCTGGAGTTGCTTGAATATCACCAGACTTTATGCTCGCATGAAAAAGCTTTGCTTGTTCATATAAGTTTTTGTCTTGAACAGGTCCGACTAGTTCGATGTTCCAACCAAACCATTTACCCTTATCGTTGTCTTCTTTAGCAACGGTAAGTTTATACATATGGCTGAAAGAAGGAGGATTAAAAGGTCCCTTAGATCCTGCAACTCTAATATTCAACATCATGCTGTTCCACTTTCTACTCTTTTTTAATTGAGTAGATTTCATTGTAATCAAAGCAGGACTGCCAACGCCTGTCTTTTGATCGTACACAATGACAAAGTGATTTGCATTTGTTTCAATATAGTTACCATTTTCTAAGTAATCTTTATTGTCATCCTTGTTCCTGATTGTTTTAGTAAGGATATCACTATCTGCATTGTAGGTATTAACAGGTGGTTGATTTTTACCTCTTGTTGGTAACCACTCTGCATACTTTCTTTGATAGGCACATGGAATCACAATGATTCCTTCCTTACCATCAACTGCTTCACCAGTAACATTATTATAAATCTGTCCCATTTTTAGCTTTTCATCTGCCTCCAATTCTTCGGAACCATTCATAAGAATTTTAATTCTTGGTGTAGCAAGGTCTTCCTGTTGCAAGTCTTGTAGACCTAACGAAGCGTCTGCTTCAAATAAGCCTCCATCAACAACAGCGTTTTGTTTTTTCTCAACAACTTCTTGTTGCTGAGGTTTCGATTGTGCGTTTTGCGTCATTCGTTTCTCCTTATTATCGATTTTATATTTTTCGTTTCTGTACGAGTTTTGTTTTATTGGCTACGTACACACCAAATTCGTCTGGCAAAGACACACCTTTTTTGTGTTGCTCAGTTACGAATGCTTTCATAGTTTGATAGTGAACATCTTCTTTTTCCGATCCCACCATCCCTAAATCTTGTATAGCTGCTTTAAGTTTAATTGCTTGTGAGTCTTCACCCATACCAAAAGACACAGATACATTGTTCTTTATAAGGTCACCGTATCCGTTGTCCCTGAGCCATGAGTATACATAAGGTCTATCAGCTACCTTAACACCAGGTCTAACTTCCTCAGTTATTTTAACTTCAGTTCCGTTATCTAGTGTAATACTAGCCAGGCCTTTTTCTGCTAAAAATTGTGGTATATCTTCCTCGGATAATTTTCTTGCAGCTTCTTTTTTTTCTTTTAATTGATCCTCGAGTTGTACAATTTCTTCTTCTGTAAACTCAAGTATCTTACACTTATCTGCGAGTGCTTTTAAGGAAGAGTCATCGACATCTTGAAAGACATCATCTTCAAAGTTTATTTTCGTCATTCTTATTTCTCCTTATGTTTACTTCAATGGGATGATACTTTTCTCGTTTTCTATCCCATTTCAGAACTTTATAATATCCCATATTTATATCACACGCTACGGAACATGCAATACCTATTATGGATGGATCACCAATTAATAATAAATAATCCTCATCTGAAAAATCTTTTAAACTTGTTTTTAGTTGATCTACAATAGAATCAGAGCTTAACAATAATTGAAAACCAGGTGGTATAAGGGGAACTAATTTACCATACTCCTCAGCACTGAGGATATCTTTGTATGGCATTTCTTGTATTACGTAAACTGTCATTCTATTTTTCTGTTTTCATTATACACTTGATTTATTTTTTTAGCAAGTATATATTTATGGGATTACTAGGAGAAATTAGAAATGACAGAATATATTTATAAAACACAACCTTTTTCACATCAAAAAGATACCTTAGAAAAGTCTTGGGATAAAACTTCTTACGCATTTTTTATGGAGATGGGAACAGGTAAATCAAAAGTCTTGATTGATAACCTGGCCATGTTGCATGAAAAAAGAAAAATTAATGGTGCTTTGATTGTTGCACCCAAAGGTGTTTATCGTAACTGGATGATATCAGAATTACCTAAACACTTACCTGATAGAATAGAACACAACATTGTGTGTTGGACACCAACACCTAATAAAAAACAAAAAGAACAATTAGATTCTCTCAAAGTTTTCTCTGAGAAACTCTCAATATTTCTTATTAACGTAGAAGCTTTGAGCACTGCAAAAGGATATGCAGCGGCATTAGAGTTTTTAAAATCACACGCAGTCATGATGGCAGTAGACGAATCTACAACAATCAAATCACCCACAGCTAGTAGAACAAAAAGTGCTATCAAGCTTGGTAAGTTTGCAAAGTATAGACGAATACTAACAGGTTCACCTGTCACAAAATCACCATTAGATTTGTATACACAGTGTGCTTTTCTTAACGAGGATCTATTAGGCTACACTTCTTTCTGGGCTTTCAAATCAAGATACGCATTAATGGCACAAAGAAACGCGGCAGGTGGCGCACATAGTTACAATCATGTAATTAAATATATAAGATTGGATGAACTAAATGGTAAGCTAGATGCTTTTTCTACAAGAGTTCTCAAAGAAGATTGCTTGGACTTACCAGAAAAACTATACACAAAAAGATTCATTGAACTTACACCTGACCAGGTAAAAGCTTACAAAGAGATGAAAGAATTTGCTGTAGCAGAATTAGAAGGTAACTCTATGACAGCATTCTCTGCTTTGACTCAAATGATGAGACTGCATCAAATCACGTGTGGTCACATGACTACAGATGATGGCAAGATCGTAGAAATAAAAAACAATCGTGTTAAAGAACTTTTAAATTTTTTAGAGGAGACAGATGATAAAGTTATTATCTGGGCAAACTATAGACATGATATTAAAACAATAACAAAAGAATTGGAGAAAAAATATGGAACAGAAACTGTATCTAGCTTTTTTGGTGATACGCCTGTGGACGAGAGGGATCAAATTATATCTAAGTTTCAAGATAAAAAAGATGATCTTAAATATCTGGTCGCTAACCCAAAGACCGGAGGCTATGGACTCACTCTTACTGCTAGTCATACTGTCGTGTATTACAGCAACAGTTACGACTTAGAGATAAGACTACAATCTGAAGATAGAGCACATAGAATAGGCCAGGATCAAAAGGTCACCTATGTTGATTTTATAGCAGAAAAAACCATTGATGAAAAAATAGTTCAATGCTTGAGATCTAAGATTGACATTGCGACAGAAGTTCTAGGTGAAGAATTGAAAAGCTGGCTAGTATAGGTTAATATAGCTTATGGCATATCTTAATCATAATTTACCACCTTTTAGCGCATATATTAGAAACGAGTATTTATTTGATCATGAAAAAGGTCATGGTGAATTTACGTTTGCTGATGTGCATACTGTCAATAGTTTAGAGAGAAGAGCATTGTTATTTGAATGCTTATTACCTAACGGTGTCAATTGGACCAGAAGACCTATCCATGCGTTCTGTTGGAAAAAAGATGCACCAAAACACCCCTTAAACATACACCAGTATTGGGATTGTTTTTCACCTTATGTTGATGTTCAAAGAAGAAATAGATTAGCTAACTGTAGAGCAGAACTTGTAGATTACAAAGGCACAAAAAGAAAAGGCACTTATATGTTTACAATAGATTGGGCATGGGAAAACAAAGCAGGAATGTTAGATACAAACTTTAGCGAGGACCCTGAACATAAGTGTGCACACATGTTTCGTATGGATGATGGTAACTTCTTTGCCTATCCTAACAATAGAACTATCTGGTATGATGATGCTTTTATGGAAGAAAGACTAACTAAAAACCCTGGATATAAGATTGATCAAAACTTCTACACAGTAGAAAACACAAGAGAAGAGGACACAACAACGGATGATTCTTATATGACTCAGTTTGAACGTCCCGAGTGAAAATATTCTTTGATCATATCACAGGTAAATTAACACACTACGATTTACTTTATAGTCTACCCTTAGCAGAGTTTGATAAGAGTGAGTATGATTATGCTTTTAATAATGGCTGGTTACCCCTGTCTTGGTATTACACCAAGATAAATCACATAACCTGGCTTAACGCCAGGTCCAGTAGACTGCAGCTATCGGACTTTACATTCTCAAAAAAACAAAAGTATACTTTAAATAAAAAAGATATTTATGTATCTACATACGATAAATTACCTTGGCATTTAGAAGATGATATAGCTGAGATTTACAAAAGATATATACAACACAAAAATTATTACGAAGTAAATCATGAGAGGGAAAGTGAAGAGTTTATGCGTGATGATCCTATTGATTGGAAGTATTTTGTATACTATTACAAAGAGAGACCTATTGCTTTTACTGAAGCGATGATGGAAGGCGATCACTTTATGACAGGTCAGTTTGCTTGGGATTATGAAAATGACAAGTTAGGTATGGGAACCTATGCTACTTTATACGAGATAAAATACTGCATAGATCAAAATTACAAGTATTATTACTTCTCCTATAGCTATGAAAATAGCAGTAAGTATAAGTCAAAATACGATGGATTTGAGTTTTGGACAGGTAGAAATTGGTGTAAAGACAAAGAGATATACAATCAACTTTGTAGTAATGATAGTGGTATTAAAAACTTAGCGGATCTAAATGATAATCAACAAAAATACTTTGATTTAGTCTTTGGCACTCATACCTGATAAAGGATTATTTAAAGCTTTATCTACACTCAATTCAAGATTTTTTTCAATCATTTTTATTTCATCCATAATCTCTCTTGAGTCTTCTTTTTGTCTGTCTTCTACATCATTGACAATCTCAGTAATGTGACGAACATCTTGTTCCATATTACGAAGATCTGTTTTAAGATCGTCTTTAAGTTCTCGACTTACTTGTGAGATAAGGTTTATTTCTTCTAAAACTATATCAAGCTCACTCTTCAAACCATCAACTTTTTGTAAGACAATCTCCATTTGTGCATTTGTTTCTGACTCTACTAGAGATATTTTTTTATCAAATCCAGAAAGGTCAGGCTCAGTATAGAGCAAAATCTTTTCTTTCATTGAAAGATAGTCGGAGTAAAATGTAAAGCCTGTCCAAGCAGCACCACCCAAGGTGCCAAGCAAAGACAGTACAATAAATATTTTACCACCTGATATCTTAATTCCGCCATATTCAATTTGTGCCATATTGTTGGTTTACCATCCTGTTCATAGTCTGGCCTTGAGCCATGTCAAATAGAATACCATATTGATCTTCTATTGTCTTGTTTAAATATTCATTAACATCTGTATCTACAATCGTAGATTGTGTCTCAAAGAATGTCTTAGTATTACCTAATATTTGCATAACAATCAATGTTTTCATCTGAGCTGCTTCATCATACCTCTCTTTATCATCAATTTTTTTGACTATTTTTGTGGCAGCTTTCTCTTTCTCTGATACCTTAGGTTCTGATGATTTCTCTTCTTCTACCGTTTCTTCTGGATCTTCTTCTTTTTGTACTGTTTTCGGTGTTTCTTGTTCTGGTTCCTGTGATTCTTCTTGAGGTTCTTCTGTAGTTTCCTCTGGTTCAGGTTCTACTACTTCAATCTCCTCCATTTCTAACTCAATCTCTGCTTCTATTTCACTCTCAACTTGAACAACTTCTACCTCAGGCTCAGGTATATCTATATTTAACTCTGCTATTTCTAGCTCCACAGTTTCATATGATATTTCTTCAGGCTGTGATTCTATTGGTGCAAAGTCTATATCACCTGCATCATCCACCACAACATCGTTTAATTCAAATACTTCCTCTACAAAATCTAGTTCTGTGGGGTCAAAGAGATCTAGATAGTATATTTCTTCAACACTAGTTATCTGTTGCGTAATGATAGTATTGATAACATTGTAAAACACATTGACCGTAACATCATCAAACAGGGGTCCGATAGCCAGGTTTATATCTCGACCACCCACTTCAACGGTAATCTTGTTTAATACACCACTGAAATCGAAAGACCCGTTATAAGACTGGTAGCCGGATGATATTCCAGACTCAGACAAGATGTCAGTGCCTGAAAAGACTGAACTAGTTCCATTATATCCTGTAACGTGCATGTATATTCTATCTTGAGCATCTCTTTTATCTACTTCAATTGTGTATTGAACCTGGCCACCTTTATCTATTTCTAAATCAGAAATGTCAATGTTTTGTATGATAAAGGTGGTGCCCATTCCAGACACACCCATGGTTGAAGTGCTATTGCCAGATCCTGTAATCTGTGCACACTTATCTGTGCCTAAGGCATAACAACCAGAACCACTAGGCATACTAGCAGAGCCTTGTCCACCCCAGTCTATATCCATATCTCCCTCATCTCCTGTTCCAACATAACCATTAGAACCATCTAAAATATCTCCTGAGTCTTCATTAGTAACAGTCGTGGTAGTGGTTGTCGTAGTAGTAGTCGTGGTTGTGATTATTTCTGTACCTTTATCTTCTTCAGTTATAACAATACTTTCTTCTTCTGTGATTGTAACTCCTGGCGTACAAAGACCCTCCACATCAGGTAAGCAAGTATTAGCTTTAGAATAAAAGGAGACCAGTAGTAAGAATAAACAAAGTTTTAAATAGAGCAACATTTTGTGCATCGGTAAACTCTCCCTCAACAGGTTTTGACGCCTGTACATATTCTGTTTTGTATTTACTACCGTCTGGAATTTCATCTGGATTATCAGTCCAGTATTGAGCTGCCTCAGCACCGATAGAACCTCGTGCAGGGCACGGAGTCCCAGCATCAGTCATTGCATCCCAGACACGAGCATCTTGACATAGTATAGATACTGCCGCGACCTTCATGCCGTAGGCATACATAGATCGACTTAACTTTAATTTTTGACACAGCTCATCGTCAATAACTACACCTGTGGCTACACCAACGACATTATTTTGCACACTGGCGCCTACACCAACTTTACAAATATCACTGTTCGAGTTGATTATAGAGGGTGCATTGGCCGTAGGTGGTGTCGAATTGGTTACAACCGTACTCGACACCGTATTTGTTTCAGCGTAAGATTTTTTTTGAAAGCCTATTATTAGAACACATGTGATTAAAATTATAGAACATAACCACATGTACCAATTTTGTTTCATTTTATCTACCGCATCCGCCACCACAACATTCACACATAACGTCCTCCTATCCTAAACTAGCCATTGTATCTGACATGCGTTTTGCCCGGTTCGGGGTCTGTTTGGCCCACTTCGAATCGAGCATTTCTAGAGCCGCTGTCTTGTAATCTGGTGGTGTTTTATCTTTTAGTGCTGCCCACATGTTGCGAAACTTACTGACGCCTGTTTTTCCAAGCTGAAAAACCATCTCTACGATCAGTTCCTTACATTGATCATGGACTGTGTATTCACCCAATAACTCTTCTGCGCCTGATATGGCGTTCTCTAAATCCTTTTCTAATATTTCCATTAAAAATGACTCTTCATATTCCTTGTCATCTTCCCAAAAATCTTCAACGCAGAGGTGCCCGACCCCCACAGTTCTTTTTCCTAGTGTGTCTAAATATACTTTATTTCTATAGCCTTCGTTGTGACGTACCGAAGCCAAAAGTCTTTCCATATCCATTTCTAATACTCCTTGTAATTCTTAATTAAAAACTCTTCCATCCAGGCCATTTTATCATCCATAGACTGAAGTTGAGCCTTGATAACAGCGATGTCCTGTTGCATTTTTGCAACACTATTGGCTTTCTGTTCTACAGCATTTAAGCGCTCGCTCCACATACCCCAGGTTATACCAAAGCTGAGAACGATACCTGCTAACCAAATAGCATCTTTACTGTTGAATTTAAACATTATACTCCCATTGTCCTTCATCAGAAGGATCTCTGAACATTAAGCTGTCAGCTTGCATCATATCATTCATGCCACCATCTTTCAAACCAATAATACCACCGT